TAAACCCCAATTAGTTAATTCTATTAATAACAAATCGTGTATTGTCGAAGTAGAATTTAGTGTTGGCCAGAATAATTATAAAATTGTTCGTGGTATTAAACCCCAGGTATTTGAAATCTGGAAGAATGATACTATGATTAATCAATCATCCCATGCAAAAGAATATCAAAAGATCTTAGAACAAAATATTTTAAAGCTAAATCATAAATGCTTTCATCAGGTTGTTGTTCTTGGCTCATCATCTTTTATACCTTTTATGCAATTAGCAGCATCGCATCGGCGTGAGGTTATTGAAGATCTTTTAGATATTAATGTATTCAGTAAAATGAATATTATTCTTAGAGATCGTGTAAATTCTTTAAAGGATAAAATTAAAGATATTTCTTATAATATTGACCTATCTAAAAATAAGATTGATACGCAACAGAAATATATTAAAGATGTAAAATCTCTAACAGATCAAGCCCTTGCATCTAAGAAAGAAAAAATTGATAGTAATTATATCCAGATACAGGAATTACAAAGTACTAACACAAATCTTTCAGCAGAGGTAGAATCAGTACAACCTAGAATCGAAGAGGAGATTAATAAGCTCCATGATAAAAAACAATCATTACTTCAATACACGGCGCAGTTCAAACAGCAAATGGCAACAGTTGTTAAAGATGCAAAGTTCTATGAAGACAACGTTGAGTGCCCAACCTGTTCTCAAGATATTGACGAGGACTTTAGGACCAACAAACTTACTTCTGCCAAAGACAAAGCAAAAGAACTTAAATCGGCAATGGACCGTGCCACTACAGAGTCGGCTTCGATTGAATCATCTCTTTCAATTGCAAATGAGTCACTTACCGAAATACGAAACAAACAACACAATATACATTCTAACAATCAATCGATTTCAAGGCTTCAGAACGAAATTAGAGATCTCGAAGCCGATCTCACAGGCTCAGCAGTTGCAGATCTAGAAGCAGCACAAAAGGATTTAAACAAATATAATGATGAACGCAATTCGTTGCTAGAAGATAAATTTAAGCTTTCAGATGAATATTCTTATAATCAGGTAATGTCTGAAATGCTAAAAGATACTGGTATTAAAACTAAAATTATTAAACAATATCTTCCAGTTATAAACAAATTAGTAAATCAGTATTTACAAGTATTAGATTTCTTTGTACACTTTGATCTCGACGAGAGTTTTAGTGAAACTATACGATCACGCCATCGTGATGAATTTACATATCAATCATTTAGTGAAGGAGAAAAACAACGTATTGATCTAGCACTTCTTTTTACATGGAGACAGATCGCAAAGATGAAAAATAGTGTAGCTACAAACCTATTGATACTAGATGAAACCTTTGACTCATCTCTTGATCATGAGGGTGTAGATAACCTACTTAAGATCCTGTATACACTAGGTGATGATACAAATATCTTTGTTATATCCCACAAAGGTGAAATTCTTGATGGAAAATTCAATACTAAAATTGAGTTTAAAAAAGAAAAGAATTTCAGTAAAATCGCAGCTTAATGGTTTACAAACAGCTCAATAAGCGGTATAATGATCTATTAATTAAACACGGAGTTATGTTATGGAATTGAATGACGGTACACTTCAAGTATTAAAAAACTTCTCAGGTATTAATCCTAATATCATGATACGAGAAGGTAATGTCTTGAGGACAGTGAATGAAGCAAGGAATATTATTGCTCATGCAGATATTACAGAAAATTTCCCAAAAGACTTTGGGATCTATGATCTAAATGAATTTATAGGAGTACTTTCTCTTGTAGATAAACCTCGTCTTAAATTTAATGATGAGTACGTTACAGTAGGCGATTCTACTGGCAGGTCCAAAATTAAATACTTTTTTTCTGCAGAAGAAGTTTTAACTAAAGCACCTGAAAAAATTAAGATGCCTGATTGCGAAATTAAGTTTCTACTAACTAATGATACGTTGAATAAACTTAAGCGCGCAGCATCAACACTAGGACATGAAGAAGTATCAATCTCTGGTAAAGATGGTGTACTTAGTCTTTCTGTCGTAGATACCAAAAACTCAACATCTAACCAATATTCAATTGATATTGATGGTGAGTTTAATCCGGATTCTAGTTTTAATATAATCCTAAATATCGGAAACCTTAAGATTTTGCCCGGCGATTATAATGTTGAGGTTTCTTCTAAGCTTATCTCGCAATTCAGTCATACAGAACTACCTGTAAAATACTGGATTGCATTCGAAAAGACGTCTAACTTTGGAGTTTAAATTATGTCTGAACAAGTACAAGAACTGCAAGATATTGCTAATAAAGCTTCCCGTAGCACTGTAGCAGTTATTGATGCCATGACACAACGTGGTGCATTTAAAGGTGAAGAGCTTACTACCATTGGTGGTCTTCGTGATCAGTGTATCCAGATTATTCAAATCTGTGAACAACTAACACAAGATGCTGCAATGGAGGATGATGAAGATTAAGTTTACAAACTTGACTATTTGTGATATAATACCTTTTTGTTATGGAGTTTGTAAATGAATGATTTTCTCTGGGTAGAGAAGTACCGTCCTCGTAAGATTGCTGAGACCATTTTACCAGATGATCTTAAGCAAACTTTCCAGAGACTAGTAGATACCGGTGAACTGCCTAATATGCTTTTCACCGGTACTGCCGGCCTCGGTAAAACCACAGTTGCAAAAGCACTGTGTAATGAATTAAATGTCGATTACATTATTATTAACGGTTCTGAAGAAGGTAACATCGACACCCTTCGTGGCAAGATTAAACAGTTTGCCTCAACCGTTTCTCTTACAGGTGGATATAAAGTAGTTATCCTAGACGAAGCAGATTATCTTAATCCGCAGTCTACACAACCAGCTCTTCGTGGTTTTATCGAAGAATTTGCTAACAACTGTAGATTTATTCTTACATGTAATTTTAAAAATCGTATTATTGAACCTCTTCATTCTCGTTGTGGCGTATACGAATTTAATACTACTAAAAAGGATTTAGCAGTTCTTGCGCAAAAGTTCTTTGAAAGAGCTAAGTATATTCTAGACAATGAAGGGATAGTATATAATGAAAAAGCATTACCACCGATTATTATCAAACATGCCCCGGATTGGCGGCGGATCATCAACGAGCTTCAAAGACATGCTGTTCTGGGTTTTGATCCTAACCGGACTTCTGATCTGGGTGGATCCTTTGGCGATTTATATAAATCGTTAAAAGAAAAGGACTTTAAGAAAATGCGGTCATGGGTAACTAATAATATGGATACCGATGCATCTGCTATCTTTCGTGGTTTATATGATCAAATGTACGATTACCTTAAACCTCAATCCATACCGTCACTTGTATTAATTCTAGCAGACTATCAGTATAAACACGCATTTGTTGCTGATCATGAATTAAACGTTGTCGCTTGTCTGACCGAGGTTATGGCTAATGTTGAATTTGCGTGATCCCGAACAAACGACATTTATAATATCTATTATAGCTGGTATAATAGGAGGATTTGTTGCTGGCTATGATGGTACTATTATAGCAGGTTTAAGCGTATATATCTTCCTCCGTGTTATGCAAAGAGGTATGTGATGAATCCATTTGAATATGTAAATGCTATTAATATGACTAAAAAGAATATTATGGTAGATGATATTGCTGAAAAGCAGTACGTACCATATATGACAAACCGTAGCCTGTCCTACTTTAATGATACTGTACTCATTGCAAATGAGATGAATATCAACCATCACCTAGATAACCGTCTTCAATTCGATTTTTTTATAAATATAATTAGAAAGCGGAAACGTTTTTCCAAGTGGTTCAAACCTGAATCCCAAAGTGATGTGGAAGTAGTCAAGGCTTATTATGGTTATAGCAACGAAAAAGCACGCCAAGTCTTGCCCCTTCTTACAAAAGAACAATTAGAAGTATTGAAAAAGAAGGTAGATAAAGGTGGAAGAAAATAATTTAATCGAGTGGACTCCTAGCAGTATGTTAGAAGTTACTTTAAACGAGCCGGATGATTTCCTGAAAGTACGGGAAACCCTAACTCGCATCGGTGTAGCCTCACGTAAAGATCATAAACTATATCAGTCTTGCCATATTTTACATAAGCAAGGACGTTACTTTATTGTGCA